AGGTCGTCCATCGATCCCAGTTCGCCGCGAAGTCGACCGTCTCGCCGTAGTAGTCGATCGGCGCGTCGCCGACCGCCCAGAACCACGCGAGCGAGTCGTCGCCCGCCGCGACCTCTTGCAATTCGATCTTGATCATCGTCGACCCCATACGACGAGCCAGCCGCACCGACAGCGTTTCGGGCCGCCGTCGCAACATGGATCCGGCAGCGGATCGGCCTCGTACTCGTCCCGCTGCTCGGGGAAGCGGTACGTGGTCCCGTCCCGCTCGGCGCAGACGCCGCAACGGTTGCCATCCAGAACCGACGTGCGAATAACCTCGGTCACGACGAGACCCGGGCGGGCGACGTCACCGGCCGCAGCGACCCGGCCTTCAGACTCGATCGCATTACCGATCGCCGTCGCCGACCGCGTCAGGCCCTGCGGCGTGATTCGCGTGACCCAGCCGCGCCGATTCTGACCGCTCGCCCATGCCTCCTCGACTTCGCCCTGTACGCGATTCGCGATCTCGTCTGCCGAAATATCGATCCGGGCGCCGATTCGCTCGAGCACGCGATCCGCGTCGGGTAGCTCGCCGGGGCCTGCGCCGACGCCGGGACCGACAGACGGCAGCCCGCGCCGCTGCTGGCGCCGGAGCTCATCCGCCGCCCACGTGTCGACCGCTCGCGAGACCTTCGAGCTATAGCCCTGCACCGCGGCGCGGTACTGCGGCAAGAACTCGTCGTAGATCGCCGCCGCCTCGCCCGGTTGCCAGCCGTCAATCAGGCCGTTCCAGACTGCGGCACGATGCGCCGTCGCGATCCGGTCGACCTCTTCGACGAGCTCGCGATCCATCGCCGCCCGCGCCGCCTGATTCGACGCCCACGCGACGTCGCACTCGACGCCGACAAGCGGCCGCCACGTGTCGAACGGCACGCCGTCAGCGCCGACGACTTCGACCCGCTCGGCGAGCTCGACGCCCGAGTCGCAGCCGCAGCCGCACGCGATATGCTCGGCGAGGTCCATGCCCGCGAGCTTGTCCGCCGCCCATCGCTGGCCAGCGTCGCCGCCCCATAGGCCCCACGCGATGCGACCCGCGCTCGGGTAGCCCTCCTCGCCGGGCCGGTAGCCTTCGCCCGCCTTGTCGGCCTCATGCCGCGCGAAGTAGGACGCCATGCGCCGCAGCGTGTCGACCGACACCGGGCGACGGTTCGACAGGTCGCGCGCACGTGCGACGCCGACTTCGGTGCCGCCGCGGCCATACTCGCGACGCCACTTGAGCGCGCGTGCGGCCTCTTCGGCGACGCCCTTCGGCGGTATGTGCGAGGGCGAGTCGTCGGCCGCTTCGATGACCGTCGGCGACGTCGTCAACGGTGCGAGGTCGAGCTCGTCACGGATCCGCGCTTCGTCGTCTGCCGACCACGACACGAGACCCGACGTCACCGCCTGCGACAGCATGGCGATCCGCGCGGTCGTATCCTTCGACTCTTCGCCGATGGTCCGCAGCACCGGAACCCGGCCCGCGTAGCCGATGCGACGCGCGACCCATTCGCCGACACGCCGCCCAAAGTCGGCGAGCAACAAGTCGAGTTGCGCCGTCGTCTGCCAGCCGTCCGCGGCCTCGACCTGCTCGCCGAGCGCAAGCGACCCGCGCGACGAGTAGCCGAGCGAGTAGAGCGCACGCCCGAGCGCGTTGTCGATCTGTGCGTCGAGATACTCAAGCGCCGCCCTGGGGTCGCCTGCCGCGCCGCCCGGGTAGGACAGGTCGACAGAGTACCCGGGAGGCATAAGCAGCCACGGGGCCGCGCCGCTCTGCCACGCTTCGAGCGTGTCGAGCATACGGTCCCGATCGGCGGGCGTCTCGGCCATCGGGGCCGTGACCTTCGCCACGCCCGCGCCGAAGTAGCTGTTACGCTCGGCCGACGTCAGGAGCGAGATCCAACGCTCGACGATGAACACGAGCGGACGCAAGATCGAGACGCCTTCCCATTCGCCGGGGGCGCCGCCGTGCTGCAGGTAGATCAGCCGGTCGCGCGGGATCTCGACGTAGCCGGTCGGGGTCGACTGCGTCACCGCCGACAGCCGTTGCCACGTCGGAGGGGCCGCAACCCACGCTTGAACGCTCGACGCATGGATCGGGTAGAGCTCGAGCCGCAGCCGGTCGAGCGACGCCGTCCGACGCGGGGCCGCATCCGGCGCCGAGACGAAGCGGGCCTCGGCGAGATAGTGCCCGGACAGGTAGTATTCGGCGAGCGCCGCGCCGAGCGCCGACCAGCCGCCGATCCCGTTCTCGGCGTCGACGAAGCACTCGGCGATCAGCGCGTCGAGGTCTTCACGAAACGCCGTTTCGCTCGGCCGCTCGTCGTCGAGCTCGGCGAACTCGACCCGCGCCGACCCGATCGCCAGCGCAAGATCGCGACAGCCGACCGCGACGCGAGGGTGCCCGCGCCGCATCCGGTCGAGCTGACCGGGGCCGCCGCCCGTGCCACGAAGCGCGAGCGGCCGCAGTTGCGGCGTCGGGTCGCGCGACGGGACCGCGTGACCTGCGGTCGACGATGGCGAGAGCGCCGATCGATTGCGGATCCGATCTGTCACACGAGCACCGATCGCCGGGACGGAATACGCGAGCGTATGGACTCACCTTGACCCATACCGCGCCGTATGTCCAGACCCTGACGAGAGAACCACGCCCACGCGAGCGCAAGGGCGCACACCGCGTCGTCGTGAGCGCCGGAAGGGGCGGAGTACCGGACGCCGAGCCGCGCCGGGATGTACTCGTAGAGCTCGAGCTCGTGACGAAGCACGCCGTCGACGATGCCGACCGACCCGCGCTGAATCGCCGCGGCCAGGCCTTCCATGATCGATTGCTTCGACGACGACGTGAAGACGAACGGCGTGAGCGCCGAGCCCCGGTTGATCAGCATCTCCGACACCGGATCGCCGACCCCGGTAGCGTCGACGAGACCCGGCGCCCGGCCCGTGAGCTCGAGCACGCGATCAACCGTGCGGCCCCACGTGTCCCGCCACCGCTCGACGCGACAGACCCGGCCCGAGCGGTCGAGCCCGATGCAGACGGTCCAGTCATGCGAGCGCGCGAGGTCACACCCCCAGCATACGGGGGCGTCCGTTGACAACTCGCCGACGCACGCCGCGATCGCGTCGAGCCCGAAGGGGTTCCCCCCGTCGTCGCTGGGCTCGGCGAGGTAGAGCTCGCGGAACACGTGATCCGGTAGCACTCGCCGCGCGTCCTCGATCTCGTCGCGCTCGACGACGCCGCCCTCGACCGCATCCCACGCCGTCAGCCGGGCGAAGTGGTGATCCGGCTCGCCAGCCTCCGCGGCTCGGGCCAAGCGATAGTGCCAGTTCGACCGGCCTCGCACGTTGCCGATCGCACGGATCGGGCCCTTCGTCGCCGTCAGCGTCGAGCGCACTGCGTGCCATGCTTCGTCACGGCACCGGCTGGCCTCGTCGATGACCGCCGATCGGACGTCCTCGCCGTACAGGTTGTCGGGTTGCTCGCCCGACCGGAACGCCCACCGGGCCCCGTTCACGAGCCCGATCTCGAGCGTCGTGCGCGACTTCGACGCGACGATCGGACGCGGCAGCATCCCGAGGGCCCGCTCGTACGCCATCCGCGCTTGCGCGTAGACCGGCGCAACCCACCAGTGCACGCCGCCGTCTTCGATGACGCGGCCCATCTGCCACACGAGGCACCCGAGGGTCTTCCCGGCCTTCGTCGACGCCTCGATCACGACGTACCGCGCCGGATGGTAGATCGCCGCGTGTTGCGCCGGGTACAGCGCCGGGAGCCTAACCCGCACCGGGCTTCGCCGGGCTCGGGACTTCAACGGTCAGCGTCACCGATCCGGCGACCTGCTCGACCTGCGCATCGAGACCGAGCAGACGGGCGCGCCGCTCCATGATGCGCAGCGCCGCCCCGATCGCCTTTGCGCCGTCGTCGTCGTCCGATTCGAGCAGCTCTTCAGCGCGCCGCCACAGCCGATCGAGGCGGGCGAGCTCGAGCCCGCGGACTTCGTTCGCCTGCTCGGCGTACGACGCGACGTGGTCGGCTAGACCGGCCTTCACGTCCTCGAACGCCATGCGCACGGACACGCCCGTCAACGCTGCGATCTGCCGGTAGGTCTTGCCCGCCGCGCGAAGCTCGACCGCACGCCCGATCCGCTCTTGCCTCTCTGGTTTACGACCCACCGTTCACCCTCCATCCGTACCATGCGAGCAGCACCGCGTCGGCCTCGCCCTCGGCGAGCTCGACCCCGGCGACCTTCGCCGCGGCCCGCTCGAGTCGCCGCTTGTGTAGCTTGCGGCCGGTGCCGCGCGACGAAAGCCCGAGCGCCGATTGCCACTTGACCGGGTGGACATTGTACCGCGTCACGCCGTCGAGCGCCACGTCGAGCCGCCCGAGCTCGACCCCGATCGCGTGCGACGACGCCCGCCCGTGCGATTGCAGCAAGAGCGGCCGCTCGACGTACCAAACCGCGTCAGGTGCCGCCTGGCGGGCCTCCATAGCGCAGCGCCACAGCGGCGCCCGCTT